CGCGGAGCGGCGCTGCCTGCATGGTGCATTGGAAGCGAAATCCGACAACGTGCCGCCTTTGTTTAGGCGGTACGTTTTTGTCGGTAAAGAGGTTAAATTATAGGCAACGGTGACCTTGTAGGTGTTATCGTCCTCATCCCATACAGTGACGGAGTTTACGAAAAGGTCAATGAGCATACGGCAGAACTCTTCATCTTCAATACTGCCGCCCCGAAACTGTTCTAACCAATAAATAACCTGGGCTTTGTCCAGTTCAACAATATCCTCAGATTCTTTCTTAGCCTGTGCTTGCAGGTCTTTCTTTTCTTTCTCTAATTCACCCATACGCTTCACAAGCATATCTGGGGCTGACCCGGATTCAATAGCTTTGAGAAGATGGTTGAGAGATAAGTCTACCTGGTGAATACGGTCACGAATAGTTGGGAGGGCTGAATCCAGTTCAATCTCATGCTGATTCTTCTCACAGGCAATAGTAGCAATCTGTTCTATATATTCATCCGTAAGGAGTGATAGAGCGTCCTGGGCAACCAGTCTTTCTATGAACTCCTTACGGATATTCTTTTTCTTACAGTCAACATTGCCGTTCTTCTTTCCGTAACACTGATAGTAACAGTAGTTTCCTGCATTGCAATTCCCGTTCATTTTACTGCCACAATGCCCGCAGAATATTTTACCACTAAGCAGGTAGACTACCTTTGCTTTATTCCTGGCAGGTGCATTTTTAATCTTGCCGACTCTAAGTTGCACCCTGTCCCAGAGGTCTTTGTCAATGATAGCAGGTATAGCGTCCTCTGCCCGGTAGTCATGGAAGGTATAGACTCCGATGTACCTCTCATTACGGAATATTTTGGTGAAAGAACTCTTTCCGAAAGCTGTACCCTTTGAGGTTTTGTACCCACGGGCATTAAACTGGCGGCAGATTTCAGCAACCGTTTCTCCGTCTGCATATTTCTCAAAGGCTTCTTTTACAATGGGAGCCGTTTTAGGGTCTATTACCAGTTTCTTATCTTCAATCTTATATCCCAGAGGGATTGCCCCTCCTATAGAGTTATGCTTGTAGGCTGACTCTCTCATACCACGGTTGATTTTCTGGGATAGTTCGGCACTGTAGAACTCAGCCATACCTTCAAGCACGGATTCCAGAATGATACCTTCCGGGTCATTGCTAATATTCTCTGTGGCAGATATAAGCTGCACCCCGTTACGCTTCAAGCGATATTTGTAGGTGGCTGAGTCATACCGGGAACGGGCGAAGCGGTCAAGTTTGTATACGATTACAGCGTCAAACAAGCCCTTCTCAGAGTCCTTTATCATCTTGAGGAACTGGACTCTCTTCTCTATATCCTTACTGGCAGATGTGGCTCTGTCAGCATATATCTCTACAATTCTAATATTATGCCGCTTGCAGAAGTCACGGCAAACACGGGTCTGCCCTTCAATAGATTGCTCAGTTTGGTTATGGCTTGAGAATCTAACGTATAGGCAGGCTGTTTTTATATCCTCATACATGGTTCTTCCTCCATTCTATGAAATCAATTACCCTACAAGTACGCCTTCCCCTTTTGCTTTTTTTTCATTTCATCCATGCAGACATAGATTATGTTTAATTGTCCCATGTCATTAGCAGTACGGTATGCGTCAATGAGGATTTTCTCTTTTTCTGACAAAACTAAGACTTCTGGTTTTCTGACTTCACTAAGACCCAGTAAGTAGTCAGTGGTCACGTCAAAGTATGTAGCAAGGCGGCAAAGCACTTCAATTTTAGGGGAAGAACCGCTTTTCCATCCAGAGATAGAGCCAGAAGTGACACCGCAAATACGCTGCATTTCTGGGTTTTGTGGCTTCATTCCACGTTCTGCACATAGGTTCTCATAGCGTTCATAAAAGGACATAGTAACCCTCCTAATAATTTTCTTAGAAAACTCTGATAAACCTATTGACAATCTTACTACACTAAGATATACTGAGTATGTCAACAAAAGTTGTTTACAGGGTATAAGAAATAGCCCCTCCGGGCTGTAAATTTTACCCCGCAGAGTTTTCAATGGTATATGGGTGTGGTAGCTTCATTATAACCTTTGAAGAGTCTGTTGTCAACTTTAGTTTACAAGATTCTAATATGAAAGGAGGAAGCGGAAACGTGGAGGAACGTGAAAACATTCGTGAGCGGCTTAAAAAGCACAAGCTGTCTTACGTCTGGTTGATTGGTCAGCTTGCCTTGCGGGGTATTGTGACTGATAAGACAGAGATGAGTTCAGTAATTTCGGGAACCAGAAACGGTACTAAAGCGGACGCAATCATCGAATTGTCCATAGATATTCTGGACAAGTATGAGAATGGTTCCGTCCTCGTTGATGGGGCTTAATGCTTCGCACATTAGAAGGAAGCGCACTTTGTTCTGTCCTTGCTGACAGGGTAAAGGAATACTTCAAAGATGAGGAAAACCGCAAGAAGTTTGAAATCTGGTATCAAGAAAAATACGGTAAGCCGTACAAGTGGAGGAAAACACAATGAAAGTAAAAAGAATGATTAAGTCTGACGTTGATACTTTTAAGGTTGGAGATATTATCAAGGTCAAACTCACGGACGGTGTGAAGGTGCAGGCTATGGCTATGCAGCAGGAAGAGGACAGCATGATTTTCTGCCTGGTTGATTGTCTGCCTGGTGAGTACCCGATGAACAGCACCCGTACCAATGAAGGAGGTTACGAAGAGAGTGACCTGCGTAAGAAGCTGAATGGTGAGATTCTGAATCTCTTCCCGGTTGAACTCACGGATATGATGACTCCGTTCGACAACGGTGACCTGCTCCGTCTGCCGACTGAGAAAGAGATTTTCGGTGAGAACTACTACGGTGAGTACGAAAGCCCGTATGTGAAGCAGTGGAAGCCGATGAAGAAGCGCAGAAACCGTATGGCGTTTGATGGCACTAAGGAAGAGAACTTACAGTGGTACTGGCTGATGAACAAGGTCAGAGAATCCGCTACTAACTTCTCCTATGTCACCTACCTCGGTATTGCGAGCTACAACTTCGCTTCTTACTCTAATGGCGTTCGCCCCGCTTTCAAAATCAAGAATCGTTAATCTGCACCTCCTTGTGAGGTGCAGTGGGAGCAGAAGCCTATGAAGCAAGTGAACAAAACAATGGGAAACCACTTTGAAGAGGAACTGTGTGAACTTCTGGCAAAGCAAGGTTTCTGGGCGCACAATCTGGCACAAAACCAGGTAGGACAACCCGCAGACGTGCTTGCGGTTCGGGATAACATAGCAGTCTTGATTGACTGCAAGGTATGTTCCAACAACCGCTTTCCGTTATCCCGGATTGAGCCGAACCAGGAAGCGGCTATGACCATGTGGGAAGCCCAGGGCAATGAGCATTGCTACTTCGCTATGAAGCTGAATGACGGACAGATTTATATGATTCACTTCGATGAGTTATGTCTGCGGCAGCTTTACGGACAGGGCAGCATTACAGAGTCAGAGTTTCCAGAGTACAAGACCTTTCAAGAGTGGTTGGAGGAAATGGATGATTATAGAAATCGGGAGCCGATTGAAAATCCTTGACCCCTCACCCGAACTGATTAAGTGGTGCAAAGAGAATCTGGAAATGACAAACCCAGAGTATCAGCAAAAAGCACGAATGCACTTGTGGCTTGGGAATACCCCACGAACGCTTTATCTCTATGAGGTGAACGGAAATAGCTTGATTCTCCCATTTGGGTGTCTGAGAGCAATCCTGCCGCTTCTGGAAGGAGATGTGAAGAAGCTGTTCAAAGAGCCGAAGAAGGTTGACTACGGCGGCAAGGTTCCGCTGTATGACTACCAGGAAGAAGCAGTTGCGGCAATGCTGATAAACCACTACGGCATTCTACAATCCCCTGCCGGGTCTGGTAAGACTCAGATGGGAATTGCCCTGGCGTGTGCGTTGGGGGTAAAAACCCTCTGGTTGACACACACCAAAGACCTGCTGACGCAGAGCAAGAGCCGTGCAGAACAGTATGTTGATTCAGAACTACTGGGAACGATAACCGAAGGGAAGGTTAATATCGGTAAGGCTATGACCTTCGCCACAATCCAGACCATGTGCAAATTGGACTTAGACCAATATAGAGATGAGTGGGACTGCGTGATTGTGGATGAGTGTCACAGAGTAAGCGGTACACCTACAGCGGTAACCCAGTTCTCAAAGGTACTGAATACGCTGTGTGCCAGACATAAGTTCGGGCTGTCAGCAACCGTCCATCGTTCGGACGGCATGATAAAAGCAACCTACGCAATGTTGGGTCAAGTAGTATGGACTGTTCCAGATGAAGCAGTGAAGTCCAGGGTTATGACAGTAAGTGTTCTGCCGAAAGGTACGGACGTGAAACTGAGTCCTGCTTATCTGAACAGTGACGGCACAATTAACTACTGCAAAATGATTACCTACCTCACAGAATGTGAGAGCCGAAACAAGATTATTCTTGATGACTTAATTGAGAACCGTGAGCATTTCAATCTGATTTTATCAGAAAGGGTTGACCATCTTAAATACCTGTATGAGCAGTTACCTTTGAAATTAAGGGCGCAAGCAGCGGTGATAGATGGAAAGATGACCAGTAAGAAGCGGAAAGCTGAACGGGAACAGGCTATTGAGGATATGAGGACTGGCAAGAAACGTTATCTGTTTGCAACATATTCCCTGGCAAAAGAAGGTCTGGACATTCCCAGACTGGACAGATTGTACTTAACAACCCCCCAGAAAGACTATGCGGTGATAGTTCAGAGCGTAGGACGTATCGCCCGAACCTTTGATGGTAAGGAGCAGCCGATAGCTTATGACTATGTAGACTGCATACGGTCATTGCAGAAATCTTTCAAACAACGCTGCACCAGTTACAGGAAGTGCGGGTGCGAATTTATAGGAGATTGACATGAAGAATAAAGTTCTGAAAACAATCGGATATATCGTGGGCATAACGTGGCTGTTCACTGCCTGCGCTCTGGATGATGAAGTCTACGGGATGACAATGCTTTTCATCAATGTCCTTTGTACTGCATACCTGGCACTGTTCTCCTGGGCAAATAACTGGTGGTATGACTTGGAGGACTACGAAGATGAAGATGACGAAGAATGTGAAGAACCACTTCACTACGGCTCAACTTCTTCTGGCAGGCGTAGAAGAGAGTATGGGAGCCGAACCCGACAAGTGGGGTATAATTCCTCCCGAACACTCCAAAGCGTCAATGATTCGCCGCTGCGTACAGGCAAGACAAGAAATCTTGCAGGTACAAAAGGCTCTGGAAGAAGGGCGGTGTAACGATGGTTGAGGGAACCTACATATTCGACTGTGAGGTATTTGCCCATGACTGGCTGTTTGTGTTCAAAGAAGTAGCCACGGGAGAGTACACGGTTATCTGGAATGACAATGATGAAGTTCTGGCTTTCATGGAGCGTAACCCGTATCTGGGTGGCTTCAACAATAAGCACTACGATAACCACATACTCAAGGCAGTTATGTGTGGGTTCACCCCGGAACAGGTGAAGGAGATAAATGACCTCATCATCGTTCACGAATTAAACGGATGGGACATTCCCGCTCTGAGAGAGTACCGGGTCTATTTTGACAGCTTCGACCTCAAGGATGATTGCCAGGACGGTGTATCCCTTAAAGGGATTGAAGCCCACCTGGGTATCCCGATTGAGGAAACAGAGGTTGATTTCAATGTTGACCATGTTCTCTCTGAATCAGAAAAGGCACAGACTACTTACTACTGTAAGTACGATGTGGACGCAACAGAGATTCTTTTCAAGTTGCGGCAAGGTTATCTGGATAACAAAGCGGCTGTAGGCAGGAAGCGTGGTTTGACAGACAGGCAGGCTATGTATATGACCAATGCCAAATTGACAAGCGTGTACCTGCAAGCCCAAAAACCAGAGAAGCCATGGACAGACGAAAGAGATTATCAGTACCCGGACAAGTTGCTCAGACAGTATATTCCGCAGGAAGTATTTGACTTCTTTGACAAGTTGCATGACCCGAACATTCCGAACTACCTTCTGTTTGGTGGCTACGATGAGCAGGGTGTGAAGCACAAGGGAGCCGCCCTGGATTTTTCCATTGGTGAGTGCAAATGCACGATTGCATACGGAGGTATCCACGGTGCAATTCCTACTTATGTTGAAGAAGCTACTGAGGGCAGGTCAATCCGAAACAAGGACGTGGCAAGTTATTACCCGCACTTGATGACCATTCCTCTCTCAAAGGGACAGAAATACGGCTTCTGTAGCCGCAATATCCCATCCCCGCAGGTATATGTAGATACCCTGGAAGAGAGAGTACAGGCAAAGAAAGCCGGGGATAAGGTTACGGCAAACGCTCTGAAACTGGTACTGAACACCACCTACGGAACCATGCTTAACGGCAAAGATGGCGTGGCTTTCAATGACCTGTATGACCCTCTGATGGGACGTTCAGTTTGTATCACAGGACAGCTTCTCCTACTGGAACTGTCAATGCACTTGGTCAGTGAGTGTCCGACTCTGAAAATCATTCAGCTTAACACGGATGGTATTATGGTGAGTTTCGACAACTCCGATGAAGCAAAATGGCAGGAAATCACCCAGGAATGGCAGGACAGAACCGGGTTTGAACTG